GATGCGGCCAATCATGCTGCTTGCTGCAACAAAGCTCCAGGTCCCAACATGGGCGAATCCTTTCCTTTCCAAAAATCGGATCTGCTTTGGCGTCGAAAGGCCATTCTGCTGGCGCATCTTGAGCCGCTCAATGAGCTGCGTCGCAAGGCCAGCATTTTCGATTGTGTCAGGAGAAATGCCGTGCTGTTCAAGATATTCAAGCTGTTTTTTTGTCGCTGGGCCTTTTTCCCAAGTGAAAGTTGGCTCATAGCCTGCAAGGTCGCCAGCCTCGATGCTGAAGAAGTACTGGATGGGATCCACCAGCTTACGTTTGCGTTCACGCATGGCCTTGAGCTCCTTGGCTAGGCTAGCTTCCCGCTCAGCTACAGCATCCCTTTCTGCCTCGTCTGCCGCCTCTTCAATATCAAGGGCCATCCCAGCGCTGTCTTCAAGGCGCTTGGTTATCTTTTCTGCGACCTTTTCGTCCTTGCAGACAAGGGATGCCGGCCTGCAAAGATTGTGCCGCTCCGTGAGCCACAGAAAGTCCAGGAGGAGCAGATCCCTTTTTCCTGGCGCAAGACGGCTGCCCCTCCCCACCATCTGCTGGTATAGGCTGCGGATTTTCGTCGGACGGAGGATCACGACGCAATCAACGGCAGGGCAGTCCCAACCTTCCGTGAGGAGCATGGCGTTGCAGAGCACGTTGTATTCCCCGCGGTCAAAGGCATCAAGGAGCTCCGTACGGTCCGGGCTGTTTCCATTGACCTCAGCCGCTCTAAAGCCATGCCGGTTTAGGATATCCCGGAAGGCCTTGCTCGTTGCCACAAGCGGCAGGAAAACCACGGTCTTCCGATTCTTGCAATATTGCTCCATTTCGGTGGCAATGGCTTCAAGATATGGTGACAGGGCATCACCCAAATCCCCTGCCGCATAGTCCCCATTTGCCATCTTGACGCCTCCAAGATCGATATTGAGCGGCACTGTAAGGGCCTTGATAGGTGACAAGTATCCTTCCTTGATGGCTTGCGGGAGGGTATATTCATAGGCAATGTTGTCAAAATACTCCCCCAGGCACGCCACATTTTTCCTCTCAGGCGTTGCTGTGACGCCTAGGACTTCTGCATTGGGGAAATGGTTTAAAACCGTCTGGTAGCCATTTGCAAGGGCGTGGTGGGCTTCGTCCACAATAATGGTCTGGAAGGTATCGGGGGAAAAGTGGTTTAAGCGTTTTTCCCGCTGCATGGTCTGGACGCTTCCTACCGTGATCCGAAAAAAGCTATCCAGTGAAGTTTCGCTGGCCTTCTCCTTGCTGGTCATAAGCCCAGTTGCCTTTAAGATCTTATCCTGTGCTTGGTTTAGCAGCTCGTCCCGATGGGCAAGGATGAGGACCTTTTTGCCACGGGCCACGGCTCTTTTGGCCACGTTTGCAAAAACGATGGTCTTGCCGCAGCCCGTAGGTAGAACAAGGAGCGTGCGCCTGTGTCCACGCTCCCAGTCTTGTTCGATGGCCTCAATTGCTTGCTTTTGATACGGCCTGAGTTCCACTTAGAAGGCTCCTGGGGTGAAGCTTGCCCCGTTCACAGGCTTTGGAGCAGGCATATGTGGGTCCCGTTTAGGTGCCTTGTCCGGTTCGATGAAGTAAGCAACGTTGTTGTATGTCTTGTCATTAAATTCGCGCGGAGCCATGTGGCACCAGCCTTCGAGGCCTTGGAGGTTCCAGCGCATGTGAAGCGGCTCATGCTTCTTTTTAACACCGATGGCAAGGAAGAAGGTGGCAAGCTTCCACTCCTGGCTGCTGTGAAGGAAGAGGTTTGTTGTCACTTCCACTGGCTCCGTCGCTGCAGGATCATTCGGGATGACCATCAAATGGATGATGGCCTTCGGGCATGGTGGAATCTTGCTGTTCGGATTTTTTGGCTCATACATGGAGCGTTCCACTTCTTTGATAACGAAGGGATAATCCCCTTCTTCAAGGAGGGTGTAACTTTTGTTCCCGCCTTCAGCGGTAATTTCGTCTTCCCATCCAAATACCTTATCTTCCACAACTGTTCCCATATTTTCAAAACTCATGTTCATTTCCTCCAAACAAATTTATTTTTTATTTGCAACAATAAATGATTTCAGCTGCGGCCATGCACCGAGGATGACACCCTTCAAAAATTCAATGTCATAATCCATGATGCTGGTTTCTTCCGGGTAGTAGCCCCGTGCAGCAACAGCACGGCGAACATCGGTTTCCGTCACGCCTTCAGCCTTTAAAAGGTCAAAGACCTGTTTGACGACAGCTTGCTTCGGATCCATCGCATTGACCTGGGCAGCGGTGGCAATAACTTCGGGTTGCAGAGCGTTTTGGGATGCTGCAGTAGGATTGTCCTGGATATCCCAGAATGCTTCTTCTTCAGGCGAAGGATCTGGCGGCAGCGGAACACTGCCTTGGGGCGAATCAATGAGCACAGGCGGCTCTCCAAGGTCAGGGATATAAGGCGCAATGCTGGCATACTCAAAGGGGACTTCCGGAGGCAGGCACCAGCGGTTTTTGGCGTCCCATGTGCTTGCATGCTGGGTGTGCATGACACGCTTTCCACCGACACCTTTCTTCTTGTTGGTCGTCTGGTCCGTCATGATGATGGTTTTATAGTTGGCAAAAAGCAGGGCATCGGCCCATTCCTTTACGATGGCTGCCGTCTTGTTCGTGGTCTTGCTGTTGAGTTTCAGTTCCCACCGATCATAGGCTCCCATCTCATCAGGCTGCTCAAACTTCCTGATTTGAGCATGAGCGTTAAGGACCACATTGATGCCTGCCTTTGTTACGCCATTTAAGGCTTCCAGGAAGCGGGCAAAGGCTTCCATGAGCTTTGTATAGCCGCTCCCGTAGGCAAAGTCCTCGATGGAGCTTTTCTTTGCTTGGGCGCAGACGTATTGGATGCAGAGCTTTTCCGCCCAATCCACCGTGTCAATAACAAGTGTCTTGCATGGTTTTTCCTTCGTAACCTCCTCAATGATTCCCATGAGCATGGCCCAGGAATTGATGTCTGGGATGCGCTTGACGTCAAGCTGGCTGGTACTGTCTTCAATATCCAGAAAAAGCGGGTCTGGGAAATGGCTCGCGAAGGTAGATTTTCCGATGCCTTCAGGCCCATAAACAACGACTTTCTGGGGCCGTAAAACAATTCCTTTGCTGATATTAAGCATGCTGCTTTCCTCCTTTTTCGTTCATGTATGCTCTAAGCTCATCATTGACGCGCTGGTATTCCTGTTCCTTGTGAGCAAGGATCCCTTTCATGTATTCAACCTCGTTTGGCCAAAGCAGAGGATTCTTCAGTTGGTATTGAGCTTCCTGTAAGTCTTCCCAAGCCTTCTTCTGTTCAATCATGAGCGCCTTGAGCTTCAAATCTTTTTCCTTCAGCAGCTTCATTAGAATGTTCCTGCCTTCCAGGCCGGCTTAGCAGCGGCTTCTTCACTTTTGACCATGCCGTCTTCAATGATGACGCTGCATTCATCGCCCGTAGACACGCGGGTGGCAATCACTTGCAGCCCTTCCCGCTCAAGCCAGGCTCCGAAGTCCTGGAGCGTGTCCGGATCCATCTGTTCGAGTTTGTCCATCAGAACAAAGCCGCAGTTAGGATTGAGCTTCCTCACAATTGCTGTTGAAACTTTAAGTTGCTCGCTGGCGCTCATGCCATCCCAGGGAAGGCCCTTATAAAGGAGCTTGCCATCTTCCACAGAGAGCCCAGGAAGCGGAAGGTCAGCGCCATCAAGGAGGGAACGGCGGTCAGCACGGAGTCTTTCCAGTTGCCCCGTGAGTTCTGCATATTCATTCCCATACCGTTCTGCTTCTTCGACTGCCTTCTTGTGTTCCGCATTCTTTCGAATCTGGGCATTGATCATCTCGACCTGCTGCAGGTTCTTCTCGATCTCTTCCGTGGACTCGTCCTGGAGCGTAGCAACGTCCTTGCCTGCGGTTTCAACATCACGGTCAATGATTTCCTTTTGGCTTCTTGCCTGTTCCAGTTCACTCATAAGAGCGTTGATGCGATTGGCAAGGTCCGTCTGTTTGCGCTGAAGATCAGAGAGATGGAACCGTTTTTTTTGATTCTCCCCATTCCTTGCCAGGATAGCTTGCTGTCGTTGGATCAATTCCATAGCGCTGATGGGCTCTTCCGGGGCTCCTGGGAAGGTCTGCATATCGGCAGCTGCCTTTTCCTTGCGTTCCTTGATGCGTCCAATCTCTGTACGCTGGTAGTAGATTTTGCGGATATTTTCGTCAATGGTCTGGAGCTGATTCCCTACTCCAATGATCTGCAGCAGGGTATTCGCTTTTTCCTTGTCCGTCGCCTTGAGGAAGCTGGGCAGGTCTAGGGCCAACTGACTGATGAACTCCTTGAGGAGGGACTGACCGCTCTTATTGCCATTGCTGTCAATGACCTTGAGAGCGCTGTTCTTTCCCTTCCGCTCTACAATGATGCCATTATCCAGCTCGATATGGATTGCAGGCGGGACCAAGGCCCCTTCCCTTGCAGGGACGGATGGTTTGTAGCGATCCCCGCCAAGCCCCCAAGCGATGGCATCAAGGACGCTTGTTTTTCCCTGCCCGTTCTTTCCTCCGATGATGGTAAGCCCATTGGGACTTGGCTCCAACCTGACGGCCTTGATCCGTTTGACGTTTTCAAGTTCCAAAGCATTAATTTTCATTTTCTTACCTCCGTGTTATACTAGAGGTAAATCCGTCCAAGATTCACCTTGCGCCCCGTCAGCATTGCCGTGCTGGCGGGCTTTATTTTTGGCCTTTTTCAAGATTCAATTTTCATTCCTCCTCGTCCGCGTACCATTCTTCTGCAGGCACGCCAATCTCACAAATGTCGCCGTTAGAAAAAGGGCAATCTGGGCATCTTGTATTGAGGCAGTAGTTAATCAGGTTTTCAGCCGCTGCCAATGCCTCACTATTCGAGATTTTCATTGAAATCACCTCATTTCTGTGAAATTTTTAGCAAAATTTCTAAAGATATTTCACTAATTTCTTGTCAAAAAGTGCCTATTTTGACAAGTCAACCCTTCTGTAGATTTTCCCTCGCTTGGTCAACATCCCATCCTAGCGGGTAATCTTTCAGCACACACTCTGGGCTAAAGCCCGGATATGGGATACCAAAAGGACATTCCGCGCAATTCATATGGAGGCAAAAATCTGCCAATTTATCAGCAATGCTGATTGCCTGTTTTTTATCAATCATCACCGATTCCCCTTTCTGACTCTGACCTTGATTTTCTGTCCTGGCTGCAGTGCCCCAGGATTGCAGATCCCATTATCCTCTCTCACCCTCATGATGATGGTCTGCAGGTCCTCGTATCCGCTGTACCGCTCGCAGAGGGACCAGAGGCTGTCACCCGTGTAGACCACGTGCTCAAAGGTGAGGTAATCCGTTGGCTCGGGTTTGACCCTTTCCCGCCAGATGGCGCCCGCAGTCAGGACGCCCGCAGTGATAAGGGCCGTGGCGATGATGGACGCTTTTATTCTTGTACTCATTTCTCACACCCCCGCGATTTTCATGCCGTCAAGGATAGTTGCTGCCGCTCCTCTGAGCAGCCCTTCAAGAGTCTTGATGCGAGCGTCCTTGCGTTCTAACTCTCGTTGCAGATCCTTCATTTTTTGCGGCGTGTAAAAGTAGGTGTCGACGCCGATAAGGTCCATCACATCCTTAGCGGCAAACCGCACGCCAGGGAGTTTTGTGAGCTGTGGCAGCGTTCCGCGGTCACGTAGGTTATAGATGGTGGACAATGACACATTGAGCACCTCAGCGGCCTCTTGAGCGGTCATGACCTGCGGGACAAGCCTAGGTGTCAGTGGATCCGCGCCGCGGATAATTTCTTCTTTCATTTGGCGCCCCCTTCACTTGATTTATATTCAAGTAACATTTCAAAAAAAAGCAATCTCACTTAAAGAGACTCCGAAATGTTCGCTTAGCGCAGCAACTTTGCTTATTGCGACGTTCGACAAGTCTTTTTCCCAGGCATTGTAAGTGGTCGTTGAAACGCCAATAGCCTTGGCAACATCGGCCTGCGTTTCTTTTTTTCTTGCCCTCAATTCCTTTATTGTGTATTTCATTTTTTTTCACCTCCTTTCGCAACTGTATCTATCTTACTTGAATATGTTTCAAGTGTCAATAGCGAACTTTATTTTTTTTCAAGTCCATCCCCATTATTTTCAACACAGCTTGAAAATAAATCAAATCCGTGATATTCTAAAAGCGTATAGACATATTGGATGCGACCGGGTTTAATGAGGTGTGATGCAAATGATTGCGAAAAATTTAAAATATTTGAGATTGAAGAATGGATTCTCCCAAGAATTTATTGCGGACTATACGGGCAAAAAGTCATTTACAACGGTGCAGAAATGGGAATCAGGTGTATCAGAGCCATCTATAGAAATTGCAAGCAAATTATCTGGATTGTATCACATCTCGCTTGATGAGCTATATTATTCTGACTTGGAAGAAAATGAAGGGAAACCGAAAAAGTCGGAACGTCGGGGTGTGAAGATTCCTGTACTTGGAAGAATTGCAGCAGGAATCCCGCTTGAGGCGGTTGAAGATATCCTTGATTACGAAGAAATCTCTCCAGAACTTGCTTCAACGGGTGAATTTTTTGCGCTAACAATCCACGGCGCATCCATGGAGCCAAGGATGGTAGAAGGCGATGTTGTCATCGTTAAAAAGCAAGACGATGTTGAAAGCGGTGAGATTGCCATAGTCCTCATTAATGGAGATGACGCAACTGTTAAACGAGTAAAAAAGCAAGCGGGCGGAATCACTTTAATTGCCACGAATACCAGCGTGTATGAACCACATTATTACTCCAACGAGGAAATCCTATCATTACCAATTAGGATCCTAGGAAAAGTTGTCGAGCTGCGAGCGAAATTTTAGGGCGCAGGAAAGGAAGGAAACATGAAGAAAAAAGTCTTTGCATTGAGTTTTGTGGCTGCATTATCAATTTTCGGAACTGCACTAGCTAACTGTCTATGGATTGATGAAAAATCTAAAGACTATACAGCAGACGCTGCTATTAACGAAATCAATAACTCTATTACCACGCGAGCAACGGCGGAAACGAGTGATTATTTGTTATCTGCCCGTCCTGTTCTGGTCAATCGCACTGCCAGTGGCGATTTAACAATTTTTGGGCCTGGGTTTGTCCCCTACTCTAAGCCAGAATCTTATCTCAAACATAATGCAACAGGCTATATTATCCGCACTAGAGGCAAATCTTTCATGAGTAAGCAATACATCTATGGTGCAATTTTGCTGGAAGCAAAAAATAAGACCAATGCACCATTGGTCTTAGATATTAATCAATCAGCGATTAAGATAGGAGCTTTCTATGGCCAGCCATTTTATCAGGGACGCTTCAGGGATCAAGGAAATAATGTGCAACCTAATTTCATTGTTCCGCCTAACCAATCCAAATCAGTCCTACTGTATAGATCAGATGCTCAATTCGAATCATCAAGGCTTGGAGGGACGGGATGGATCTACCCTGTTACACCACTCAATTTCAACAACATTGAAATTGAAGCCAGCTTTAAAGTTGGCGATAAATACATCACATTAACAGGGAATGGAAGAATCCCTCAAGAAATTCAAGACAAATTCGACATGGGAACCCAATGGAATAAGAAAAAAGTCAAGAAAGACTAAAATAAAAAATCCAGCGACACCGCCATGTCACTGGATCTAAGTGCAATCCCCATAGCAAATCGGAGGCTGCAAAAATATTATAACATTTTCAGCCTCCCTCCGCCACAGAAGGAGGTCTTTTTATGGAATATACCTTTTCCTATCGTGAAAAGAATGGCAGTGTGTGCTTGATCTTGTCGTATAAAGTCGGCACCAAGTGGCGTCAAAAAACGAAGCAGGGTTTTAAAAACCAAAGGGAGGCCCGACGCTATCAAGATGAGCTCCTTGCTCAGGTCAAGGAGCAGACAGGTTTAACGGACGACGTAAGTCTTAAAGATATTTCCTTACGCGCTTTTTATCGGATTTTCTACAGAGACAAAAAAGAGCTGCTTTCTGCTAATACCTTAAAAAATTATTCTAACGGCATCAACAGCCTTGGAGATTTGGCGGATTTGCCAATAAAAGAACTGACCATTGCAAATCTCACCAACGCTTTAATGCAGATGCCAGGCAAACTGTCAACCAAGAAAAGCTGGTTGCGATTTATCGCGCCAGTTTTAGAACATGCTAGAACGACGTATAAGATCATCAAAGTCAATCCCGCTAAAGGGATCAAGATTCCTAGAGATAGAGAGCCACCAGTGTTGAGAGCCTTTTCCAAAGAAGAACTGGTCACACTGATCCGAATCTTGGACGACAAGCCGATATTTAAACTCATCGTAACCATTGGAGCGAATACAGGGATGAGGTTTGGGGAAATTGCCGGTCTGCCGTGGGATGCCGTTGACTGGTTCAACCAGACCATTACAATCAAGCAACAGTATAATCTCGTTGGCGATAAAACTTATGGAATCACGACCTGCAAGACCCGCAAAAGCAACCGCACGATTCCCGCGTCTCCTGCTCTACTAAAGGAACTCAAAGAATGGAGATCAAAAATGCCAATGACAATCACCGGCACTGTTTTTAACTTGGACAATATTCCCTCAATCCATTCCAGACTAAATGAGATCATCCGAAAAAATTTTCCTGGCAGATCCATACACGCTTTGCGCCATACATTTGCCACCTTGCTGCTATCCAAGACCGGCGACATTAATCTTGTTGCCCATATCTTGGGGGATTCTGTCGAAACCGTGTCAAGAGTCTACGTAAATTATACTGAGGACATCAACCGGATTGCGTCCAAAGCTATAGCCAATCTTTTCTAG